CATAAAAAAGATCACATACACAGGATGGAACCGAACAAGCTCTTTTATCCGTGGAATCCAAAGAATCGGGAGATCACTCCCTCGGATGTCATCCCGATTCTCAAACGTTATGGCTGGAAGGGCCGTATTCAGAAATTCGACCTCTTCTCGCAGGCCTGTTGCCACAAATCCTATGTGGATCGCCCTGAACTCTGGAAAGAGCAGGAAGAGCATGGAGATGAAATGACGATGGCTCCACGACCAGAAGACTGTCTCCCCTTACGCCGGTGTGACAATGAAGAACTGGAATACCTGGGAGATCGCGTGCTAGGTCTCATTACGGCGTCCTATGTCTCCAAGCGCTATCCAGGACAAGGAGAGGGATTCCTCACACGCATCCTGTCCCGCATTGTCAACAACAAGCAACTCGGAATCCTCGCGAAGGAGGTGGGCATGAGTCGCTGGATCATTCTGAGTCGCCACATGGAGGACGTGTGCGATGGACGCAATAATCTGCGCATCATGGGATCCATGTTTGAGGCCTGGTTTGGGGCGCTCTATCTCCAAGAGGAGGAAGCGGGCCGAGGCCTTCAACAGTGTCATGACCTTCTGGTTCGCATCTTGGAAGAGCACATCGACTTTGTCCAGATCATCATTGAGGACACGAACTACAAAGATCAGCTCCTTCGCAAGTTTCAAACACTGTATCATATCCCGCCGAGATACAAAGAGATCGAAGTGATCGGTCCACCGCATGATCGGATGTTTACCATGGGTGTCCTGGATCCCATGGACCGCGTGGTGGCCGTCTCCACGGCGAGGAACAAGAAAGTGGCGGAACAAGAGGCATCTCGTCTCGCCCTGGAGATCCTGGAAGCATCTGCTACCTAACCTCTAGCACCCTCTAACAAGATTCTGCCTATTTTTATTGTATCCTAGTAGACCATGGATGCCAGTCAAATCACCAAGTTACTACAGCAACAGAATACACGCACTCTGAGTCGTGCCCAGACGGTGGATTCCAGCACACTGACCTGGCAGACCCAGATTCGCTCTTCTACGTATATCAAGAACTCTTCATATAACAACAATCGCGACACGAATGTTCCGACACAGCGTTGTGCGAATCCGAATGGCACTTGTTCCTATGGCGGTCAAGGAAAACAGATGACGCTGATGACGGGATCGACGCAGATGGTTCCGAGCGTCTTCTCGGCCGCCACAGGTTCCGCTAGTCAAGTGTATTCTTCAGAGGCCATCCTTCTCCAGAAAGCGGGGCAACATGCGTGCTCCGTAGCCACAGACCGTGTCATCACCCTCCCCGCCTGTGACTGTACGGATACGAACGGCCCTACTGAGTCTCTCTCGGCGCCTCCAGTCAATCATCAGGGCAACTCCTATTTGCCCGCATTCGATACGTATTATGCTTTTAAGAACCCGTGCTTTCCTACCCAGGACCAGAATCAGAAACATTACGTGTCTAACTGTTGTCCATAGGAGTTTCTCCCCCTTTCTTAGATGGCGGATCCTAAGCCCAAAGGTGTTCAGCCACGTGGCGCTATGCGAAGTAAAGTGGTCCAACTTTTGCCGCAGGACATTCGTGATACACTTCCCTCCCCATCACCTGCTCTTCGTGCACCCTTTCAAGGAGCAGTGGTAGCGGAAGCCGAAGTGGCCCATGTGAATCCCCTTGTCCGTCCCGATGCCTCTCTCAAAAAGGGTCCTGCATTGCCCATCGTTCCCAAACCAGTTGTAGCACAAGCCAAAGCACAGAAAGTGTCCCCACCATCCATTGCTCTACCGAATCCTACCCCTGATATGGTCCCTCGTGTTCACGCCCCTCAACGGGAAATTCTAGAGCGCATGGATCGCCTCGCCGTGAAAGGAAAAGAGACGGCTCTTCGATATCCTGAAGAGGAGCAGAAGATTGAGTCAGAGACCTTCTACCAGACCGATACCGTCCACTATACCCCACAAAGTCGTAAGAGCTTCTATCGATTCATTCAAGAGCAGTATCGCTCCTTTCACATTCACCCTCAGGTCAAAGGGCCTCTCGATGAGAATGCCTGTGCGAAAATGAGTGGGTCTGCGATGGAATCCTTCTTGTATCAGAAATTCATCCGCGAATACATTCGGATGGCGTCTCCCTATCGTGGCATCTTGGTCTACCATGGTCTTGGATCAGGAAAAACATGCTCTGCCATTGCCGCCGCGGAAGCCATTTATGGCACCTCTAACCAAAAGATCATTGTCATGACTCCGTTCTCCCTACGAGCCAATTTCATGTCCGAAATCTCATTCTGCGGATTTCGCCATTTTCACATGAACAACCACTGGGTCAAGATGCCCCTTGCATCCGAAGGAGGCATCACCTTTTTGTATGCGCGATCGGTTCTGTCCCTGTCCGAGGTGTTTCTGGGCCGTGTCTTGAAACGACCAGAAGCACAGCGTGTCGTCTGGATTCCCGATTTTACACTTCAACCGAATCACACGACGCTGTCGGATCAAGAGCGCACCGATATTCGTCAGCAGTTGACCGAAATGATGGATCAGCGTATCACCTTTATCAGCTATAACGGTATTACCCTTAAAAAGCTCATGTCCTATGCGTGTCAGACGGACGAATCAGGGACCCGTCTGTTTGATAATGCCGTCATCGTAGTGGACGAGATTCATAATCTCATTCGTCTGATGCAGGGAAATCTAATGCAGTTTATGACGCCCTCCAAAAAAGGGAAGGTGCCCTATGAGCCCGTGGTGCCAGGCCGTTGGGATCCGATCGCATGTAAGGACCCTACCAAAAAATACAATCGTGGCTATTTGTTCTACAAATTGTTGACCGATGCGCGAAACAGTAAAATCATTGGTCTCTCGGGAACCCCGATCATTAACTTTCCAGAGGAACTCGGTATTCTTGCGAATGTGTTGGCGGGATACACCGAATGCGTAGAAGTCCCTTTACGAACCACGGATGATGCGATCATTGAGAGGATCAAAGGCATTGTGGAGAAGGATCCGCGGATCGATATCGTAGATGTAGAGAAACAGCATATGATGGCGACGCTGTTGATTTCTACGTTTCATGAGGGATATCGTCGGGTCGATACGGGGTCAGAGGAGGAGATCGCGGTAGAATATGATCCCACGGCACAAGAGGGAATTCGTGAACGGTATCCTGCGATCAAAGAGGCACTGAAAGCCGCAGAGATTCCGATCGGCGAGGAAGTGTATGTGTCTTATCCTCGTCTCCCTGTGGATGATGAGGGATTCCGAAAGACATTCATTCAGCCCGACCTCTCCATTACAAATAAATTGGTGCTACAGAAACGGTTGGCAGGATTGATTTCCTACTATCGTGGATCGAAAGAAGAATATATGCCTCGTGTGTTACATGATAGTGTCGTCCAATGTGAAATGAGTGATTATGTTCTCTCAGCGTATACCGTGGAGCGAAGTCAGGAGATGGCAACAGAGAAGACAAAAAAGAAGAAACAGGGAGACAAGGATGATCCGTTTGCGATGAAGAACCCTTCTAGTTATCGTTTTCGTAGCCGTGCAATTTGTAATTTTACGTTTCCCAAGAGCATTGTCCGTCCTTTTCCTATGTCAGTGGAAGAAGAGACAGAGGATGTGGGATCGAGCGAATGGGATGATGCAGAGGCAGAATTTATGGTGGAGATTCCTGAAGAAGAAGAGGAAGAGCAAGAGGAAGAGGAAGAGCAAGAGGAAGAGGAAGAGCAAGAGGAAGAGGAAGAGCAACAGGGTGGCGCAGAACCTGATGCCCCTCTTGCTCTTGCGGATCCTTCTGCCCCGATTGCGGTTCCTTCTGCCCCTTTGGCACCTTTGGCGCCTTTAGCTCCTTTGGCGCCTTTAGCACCTTTGGCGCCTTTGGCAAGAGTCCCTATCAAACGACCAAATAAGGTGATCGTTCCTGCGGCACCTGTATCCTCTGCAGAAGTCCCTGCACCTGCCCCTGTGGAAAACCCTGTGGAAAAACCTGTGGAAAAACCTGTGGAAAAACCTGTGGAAAAACCTGTAGAACCTGTGAAAGCCCCTGTTGCTGCCCCACGTGTTGCTATGAAGCGCCCTACAAGTGTCCCTGTGCCTGTCCCCGTGTCAGCACCTGTCTCAGCACCTATATCACGACCTGTCTCACGACCTATTGCGGCCAAAGCATCCAATATGGCTGCGGCCAAAGCATCCAATATGGCTGCGGCCAAAGCATCCAATATGGCTGCGGCCAAAGCATCCAATGTGGCTGCGGCCAAAGCATCCAATATGGTTTTCGATGATAGAAAAGAGCCAGAAGAGCCAGAAGAACTAGAAGACGAAGACGAAGACGAAGACCAAGAAGAACAAGAGCCCAAGAAAGATTCCGCAGAGGTATTCCAACGTGTCCGAACCTATCAGGAGCGCATCAAACGCGCAATGGACACACTGAATGCCCAGCGCGCCCTCTTCCTAAAAATGAGCAACAAAGACCCCTCCTCACGCCTGTCCGAATTCTCTCCCAAGCTACACGAGATGATGAAACGCATCAACGCCTCCAAAGGAAGCAATCTTGTCTATTCGCAATTCAAAACGGTAGAGGGCCTCGGTGTGCTCGGCATTACTCTTCAGGCCAATGGATATGCACCTATTACGATTCTGGGTGACAAGCCCCCGTTTTCATTCTCCCCTGAGACAGTAGCCACTCTACAGAATCCCCAGTTCAACAAGAAGCGGTTCCTGACCTTTACAGGAGAGGGCTCGAAGGAGCGCCGCCAATTGACGCTCGACGTCTTCAATGGAAATCTGGAGAAGCTCCCTGCCTCTATGAAGACTATCCTCCAACAGGCAGGTTTTGAAAGGGATCGCAATCTCTATGGAGACCTCTGCTGGGTCATCGGCATCACAGGAGCAGGCGCAGAAGGCATCTCCCTGAAATGTTGTCGCTCCGTCCATATCATGGAGCCCTATTGGAACAATGTGCGTCTGGATCAAGTCAAGGGTCGTGCCATTCGTATTTGTTCCCATAAGGATCTGCCCTTCAAGGACCGTGAAGTGGAAATTTATACATATTACACCGTATTTTCTGATGAGCAACGCAGGACATCTAAGGTGGCCGCCATTTTCATGAGTGCTGATAAGGGAAAGACCTCTGATGAAAACGTCTATGAAGTAAGCATGAAGAAGGACAAGGTCAATCAGGAACTTCTCAATGTGATGAAGGGGGCGGCAGTAGATTGCTTGTTGAATGCGGCGGATAACGAGGATGTGGCGTGTCTGATGCTCAAAGG